GGATTTAGTCAAAGCTTGCTCGTGCGCTTGAAGTGCGGTAGTTTGATGTTGCTCATGACCTTACCGATCTTGAACGGGAACAGCCTCTTGACCTTATCGATGGCTGCCTTAACCTTCGCCCTGAGTGCGTTGATAGGTGCCATGAATTTCGTCACGATTCCCTTCGCCGCCGCTGATATCTTGCCCCACAGAGCAGAGCCGAGCCCCTTTATGATGGCGAGACCGATTTTTGCTACGGCAATGGCTATCTTCGGAAGGTTCTTGAGCAGACCCGATGCGAAGTTCATCACCATATTCGCCGCCGCCGTGAGCACCTTCGGTATCATCGTCGATGCCCACTGCTGGACCTTGCCCGCCGTGAGTCCGTTCGCTACCGATGTGATGTTAGTCGCAAGCGTGCTGATCAGCGTGCTTATATTCGACAACAGCATCGGTACGCCCTGGCTGAGGAATGTCCATATCGCGCTCGGAAGTCCCTTGATGATGGTGCCGAGCATCGGTATGAAGTTCCCGAAGAAGAATGTGCTCGCCGCTGTCATCAACTGACTAAGCGCACCGCTGACATTCTCACCGAGTGCAAGGCTTCCGAAGAAGTTCGCCGCTGATGCCTTCATGGCAGCGAACGAACCGCTGAAAGTCTGCGATGCCTCTTCAGCCGCTACTCCTGTGAGCCCTAAATCGCCCTGTATTACGTGGATTGCGTCATAGACATCACCTAGGTTGTTTATGTCGTAATGAACGCCTGAAAGCTCCTCAGCGTCTGCCAGGAGTCGCTCCATCTCTTCCTTGGTACCGCCATAGCCGAGCTTGAGGTTATCGAGCATTGTATAATTCTGCTTCGCGAAGCCCTGATACGCCATCTGTACCGACTCGATATCAGTGCCCATCTTCGCGGAGTTGTCTGCCATATCAAGGATGGCTTGGTTCGCCGCTTCGGCTGCCTTCGTGACATCACCGCCGAATGCGTTCTTCAGAGCCGCACCAAACGATACGGCCTGCTCTGAGTAGTCATTCATCGAGATGCCCGCTGCTGCCGCTTCCCGGGCGTATGCTCTTGCCGCGTCAGCCGCTTCGCCGTAGAGCGTGTCGAGACCACCGAGATATGACTGCTGAAGTGCTGCACCTTCGCTGATACTCGCCTTGAGTCCCTTGACCAATGCAGTACCAACACCAGCCGCAACGAGTGCCTTCTTCGCGAACATTCCGATTTTGGCTCCAATCGAAGTACCCGCAGATGATGCCTCACCGCCAAGCACATTCGAAATGGATCCACTTATCCCTTGAGCCGATGGCGCTATTTGTACATATGCAGTTCCAAGAGTTGTTCCTGCCATGTGTTTATTCTCCTCTAATCCGTGCGAGAGCCGCTTCGAACTCTTCCGGAGTAGCGAAGCTCGTCACTCCGTGCTTGCTCTTGTCCGTTTCGCCATAGAGCAATTCGACAATCGAGGTCGGTCTGTTCCGTCCCTTCGATGCGTCCTCGGAGAAGCCGTATCTGAACGCCTCTACCCTGTCTGCTATGGCGGCAAGAAGTACTACCTCTTGCGTTGCCGGTGCTCCCGCTGCCTTTAGTTTGATTCGTGAATTTCCCCTCAGCCCAGTAGCTAAGGTCGCCACCAGTTGAAGAGGCAGCGACCTATAATCGTAAATGTGATATGTCTCGGCGAAGTCGCATATGAGTGCTTTCTCGTCGAGGTCAAGCATACTGGAGAGGGTTATGAGTTTTTTCCTTCATTGACGGAGTTCATGATGTCGGCTATTGCCTCGACCATCTTGTCGGCAGGAGTTATCCCGTCCTCGTTCTCGAGGTGCTTCGCAAGTGCGTCGACCTCGTCCTCACCACCGAGAAGAAGCTCGGCGATGTCCACGATCAGCCCTGTCTCGCCCTTGTCTATCTTGCGGAGCGTCCTCAGGAACGCCCAGTCGTTGAGGCAGTTCTCATTGATGCTGACCTCAAATCCGTCTTTGAGTTTGCCTATCATACACCCTCCTTCCTTTGCCGCGTCTATGCGGTCTGCTTAATGTACTCGTAGTGAGTCTTGCCGTTTGCATCCGGCAGAGCAGTTATCGTGATTTCGTATCCGACAGGGTCTGCATCAGCGTAAGTGATGTCGCCGACCTCAGAGATCTTGCCGTGCGGAATGACGATTCTCTTTACCGTGTTGCTGTTCATGACCATGTCACAAACCCATACGGCCTCTTCCTGCTCGTCTGCAGTTGCGTGCACTGTGATGCCTGTCGCAAGTGTGCCTGTTACGTTGTCATCGCCATAGATGGCTTTGAGCACGTCCACGTTCAGAGCCTCGATGAGAGTGCACTGGAATGTGTCAGGCTTCTCTTCCTGCAGTGTCATGACGGTGTCACCACCCCATGCCTTGACTTCGTTGGTCGATGGCGAATTGGAGTTAGTCATTCCATCTTCGCTGCAGTATCCGAGCGACTTATAGGCTTCTGCAAGTGCAGTTACAGCATCAGTCGGAAGAGCCGTTCCGGATGCCGCTCTCCACAGAGCGCCTCCCGTTGCAGGCTTGCCGGCAGTTACGTTTCCTACTGTCTGTGCCATTTATTGCCTCCTAAAAGTGAGTTAGTAATGAGTGATGTTATACACGGCTTGCCAGCGATACTGCTTCGTTGCCGTGTTCGTGAAGTTGTAATCTGTTTCGAGCTCGACCCTCGTTATCTGGTTGAGCTCTCTGAACCCCTCCATCACACGCGTCACTTCGTCATTCAGTTCCATTGCCTCGTAGAGCGATGCGCCGTATGACTGAATAGCGAATGAAGAGGTGATGATGTGGTTGTTTCGGCTGCTCCCTGTCTTGTCCACTATCACGTAGTTAGTGGTCTGCTCAGGAGCCTCCATTCCGACGAATACCTCAAGGTTGTTGCTGAGGTAGTCGATCAAGAGAGTCTCGATCATATGCCACCTCCTCGAGCTTTCAGCAAAGTGTTGTTTTCATAGTTGTCACGGCGAGCCTCGACAGTTGCCGCATGAACTGACGCGTTCACACGATTCGTTCCCACGTAAGTCGTGAGTTCGTATCCTTCTCCGCATCTGCTCTGTATCCTCGAGGCGTATTCAGACACAACGGCCATCGCCTCAGGAGACCTCAGCAGCTCCCTCACGCCCGCTCTGTTCAGCTTGAATTTAACCTTGCTCATATCTCTCTACCTGTATCTTCTTGTTCCAGCTGAGCGGGATCATGTCCTCGATGCCTTCGGTCGGGATCCCGATGATCCGCCAATCAGCTCCGAAGAACCTCACCTTCTTGCCCGCTGTCCAATCGTGTGTATCACCTTTCGGTATTCCGAGTTGATATACAGCCTTGCGACCTGTCAGAGTGTACGTCTCGAGCTGTTCGGTCGAGTTGACCGGAGCAATGAGCACGTTGCCCACCTCGACAGGTGCCTCTGAATATATCGGTTTGTTCAGTGGGTCCTTGCCCGTCTGAGTCAAGTCGTAAAGGACGATAGTCACTCCTCTGATTCTGGCCATAAACTGATCACCCCCATACGCTGTCTTTTGAGTCCGAGCCTCGCCAGTTCGCTCTTCTTAATGAAAAGGCCTCCGCCCGGTACCAGATAAGTACCGGAGACGGAGTAACCTAATGCGGATTCAGAGAACTGTGTTGCGGGCTCGCTGTCGGTGGATGTCATCAATGCCCTTGCCACTACATCAACAGTGACCGACTTCGCTATGGTAGCGAGAAGCGGCTCGTCCTCGATCATGTAGTCGAGGTCCTTGCCCACCTTCTTCGCTTCCATCCTGAGCGAGTCGCTGACTATTGGAAGCAGAGCCTCAGCCCGAGTTGCCTCATCCTGGGTCAGAGGACGCCACAGAGCCGTTAGATCGGCTACTGTTGCGTATGCGTCCATGCTGTCACCTCATTAAGCGTTGTGATAGATAACGGTTGTAGCCTGTGTGATCTTGTAGCCGAATGCCTTACGGCCCTGTACTGCGGAGCATCCGATGTGAGCGCCGTCAGCGAGATCATAAACGCCTACTGGAACGTTCCAAGCGTCTACGAGGGGGCAGAAGCCGCTGTGGGCGCTAACAC